TGTGTCACCGCCCGGAACAGGAATGCCAGTCGGCTGATTGACTGTATTCTGACCTGATGTGACGCGAGTATTTGTTTCTGCCACAACAAAATCTTGAATGCGCGGTTGAACAATTGGCACAGGGTCAGCAGGAATTACAATTGCACGAAGTTGTTCTTGCGGTGCATCATAGCAAGTATCGCAAACCAATATACGGACGTTCATCAAAGAAGCGCCCCGCCAATCATATTGCCATTTTAGATCAACATGATTGTAACGAAACCCACAACGATCACATATTGCATGTGCCTGCGGATTACTTGCGCTAGTTCTAGCTCTACCTGCTTTAGAAGCGTAACCCATTCACGCCCCCTATCGGAAATAGCCAGAAATTTGCGGCGAAATATACTGTTGTGCAGTCTCAATGTTTTGCATGGCCGCAATTTGATAAGATTCATCGGCCATCGGTTTAATAATAGCAACCTTATCTGGCGACCATATAATTGCCAGCCGCTCGGCAAGCCCATAAGCAAAGGCTTCCATCCATAGGTACGGAATCTCAACTTGCTGGCCGTTCTGGAACTCGGAGTCTTGAAGCTGCCGAACACGATAATATTTCAGAAACTGAGCTGATGTGCCATCAGGAACAGGCCAAAGAGTTACCGTTGGCGAAAGGAGGCGATCAAACCAGAAAGTCGTTGTAAAGCCTTGCTGCTCTTTGTTCGGATAAGAAGCATATTCTGTACGGCTGATTGGTAAAATGATGCGATCAATTGGCTGACTCGATCCATTATCTATCTCCATATACGCGTCAAGCATAACAACAGTGTTTGATGGGACGCTATAAGTTGCTTGGCCTTGAACCAGCGGAACAGTTTGAAGGTCAACCGCCCAAAGATTAACGCCTTGGTTAGACCAGCGAGAAAGCATCATATTGGAAGCCATGCGAGCGGCCTCCATATGCTCTTGAAGAACAGCCGTGTTCCTCACACCGATGAGGTTGTACGCATAAAGCGTCAACTCACCGAGGCTTGGATTAAAGGCGTAGGTTCCGCTGGTTGTCATAGCGGCTCCTTAAATGCTGGCGTCATTCTTGATGAGAATACCACCAATGTTAATGCTAACAACCGCCGCTGTTGCAGCACTAGGAGCAACTTGGAAGCGGAGATCGGTCTTTTCCGCATATGGGAATGGGAAGTGACGCTGGACTTCATAGGTTGTGTTGTACGGAGTTTGAACAATCAACTGCTGAACACCAGCAGATGAGTTGGTAATGGCACGGTAAGTCGTGTAGTTCGCGCTATTACCATTAAATGATGAATAAGCACCGTAACGGTATCCGTAGAACGTGTAGCCAGCCGGAACGGTGTAAACAGCCATCTGGGAACGTCCCAAGCTGGATGTCGTTCCGTTAAAAACGCCCGTGTTAATTTGGCCGTAGACAACACCGCCGTTTGACAAAGAAACGACACCAGTTGGATTTGTTACGCTACCAGCCGACACAAACATGGAGTTGATGCGCAAGTACTGCTTTACAGTTGGAACATTGGTCGTTCCATTAAGAACCATAACTTCAGAGATAACACTATAGTTGGCATCAAGACCAACAACAGTAATCGAAGCCGTATCCCCCGCCGCTGTGCTAACAAGCTGCATAGTCAAGGCAGAACTTGGAAACACATATTCGGTTGTTGCCATATTTTCCCAAACAGTACGGAAAATACCAGCCGATGCTGGGGTTGTCCCATAACCAAAAATGTTCTGTTCGGAATGATTGGTGATCTGACCGCGAGCGACCTGTAGCTCAAACGGCTCATTACGGCCATTCTGTGTGATGGACCAAGCTGTAACGGGCATTTTTAACTCCTCTTGCCAGCGCGGGCAGCGGCTGCATTATCAACCAAATTCGGATAAGGGCGACCCGCCGCTCTAGCCGATGCTTTGGCTGACTGAATCTGTTTGCGGCTCAGATGCTTTTCTTTAGCATCCTTTGGGGCGTCTTTTTCCCAAAAAGGCTTATCCATCAGTGAATCTCCTCATATAGGTCCAGACCGCTGTGTTCTTTTACATACCCCGCTGCCTCTGGGTCATTATTGGCCGCAAGAAGGTATATTCTAGCATATTCTAGCAAATCTGGGTCATCCCTAAATAGGCCAAGCCCCCTATTGCATCTGTTGCAAAGTATACCACGAATTTTATTTTTTTGATGGTCATGATCTACGACTAAATCACCGTCATCGCCGCAAATTGTGCATTGCATGGTCGTGGAGATGATATTTTTGAGGGAGGCGTCATCAATCATGTCACGATACTGACCGCGACGAATTTCACTGCGATAGCTACCACGGCAATCGCGGCACCAGCTATCAAGGCCATTAACCTTTTTATTGTGCAACGGGAAAAACTCCGGCGTTCCGGGCTTCTCCTCTTTGCATCTGGTGCATTTTAGCATTTCACGTTCCATTTTTTCAAAGCCAAGTTAATCCGGCTGTTAGGATCGTGAGCCGTTTTTGGGGAAGTAAGCTTTTCCTTCATCCCACACATTCTAGCCCGAAAACTATCCTTGCGCGAACCACCTTCGGGCTGTGGGCGCTTAATATCGTGGCCTTCAGCCTTCAAACTAGCGCGGCCCTTTGCATTCAGCCCGCCAGATTCCGACTTGCCTTCTTTGCGTGTCCAAGCACCAGACATGATCCCCTCCTAGTAATACGGGGGCACTAGGCCCCCGTAAAAGCGCACTAAATCCCATTAAGAACTTAGTAGTGCGAAGACTTCGTGCGAGCTGTGCCAGAAGCAGCAGACGAGAGGACAGAGCCACCAGCCTTACGCGGCTTGCGAGCAGCGTTCATCTTGGACTTATCGCCCATCATCTTGACAGCCTTGCCGCCCTTTTTGAAGCCTTCAGCCTTGTTCTTGGCTTCTTTGGCGACATTGGACTGACCACCAGCGTAGAAATCACCACCGAGCGACTTGTCGGGGCTGTTCTTTGGTTCGAGCTTGAATTTACCCTTCATGTGAGCCTCCTAATGACCCGATTAAGCGTTGATACCTTGAATGTAACGGACAACCAAAGTTCCCGTGCCATTGGTTACGTTGTTGGCACCCGAGAGAACATAAATACGGTCATCGCCAGCGCCTGTCGTAATCCAGTTGCCAGTTCGTGTCGCATCCGTTCCCGGATTCAGTACCAATTTGCCAACGGCATTTGCGTTCGTAGCCGCAACGAGTTCCGTTGCAGTTGCCGAAGTGCCAACGCTGATGGTGTAGGTTGTTGTCGCGCTCGACCAAGCTGTCGTGACAAACAGATCAATCGATGTGATCAAGCTGTATGCCGGAATAACAATGTTGGTTGCCAAGGCAGTTGCAGAACCTGTCTGCGTAATTGCCTGAGACTGAGCAAGCTCAACGTAGCCGACATTTTTCAAAGTACCAACGGTTGTACCCGTGGTGTTAATAACAGTACCCGCGCGAAGCGGACCTGTCCAAGTTGAAGTACCCATAAGAGCCTCCTGCACGATATGATCACAGCGTCTGTGCAGCGTCCGCTAGGTCGGTCTCTGTGATCGGAATCCTAGATGAAGGGCGGGGAATTGCTCCCCCGCCCTTTAAGCTCTTACGATGGGAACGAACCGTAAATGGAGCGCCAGTTATAGTAACCGAAGCTGTAACGTTCGTAGCCCTTCACGAGAAGATTGTCAGTAACGAAGTCTACCTGCATGTCTGATTCGAACTTAACGCGCTCCATATAGGAGAGGCCATCGATGTTCGTCAGCAGGAACCAAGCCGAGGTCGAGGTCAAGAAGTCCGAAACCATGTAGGACTCAGGCAGGCCGCCCGAGGTCATCATGATCGCATTGACATCATTGTCGCTTGTACCCGGGCGCAGTTCAGTCTTTGTAAGACGAATTGCAATCGGTTCCAGAGCAGTTGGAACGATCAACTTACGGGCGCGGGCGAAGACCTTGAGGCCAGCCTGATCCTTAAAGTTCGAACGGACAGCAATCATGGCGTTCAACAGAGTGGACTCGTTGAGGTCATTGGTTGCGTAGTTCGAGATCGTTGCACCATCGATAGGATGCGAAGCAGAAACAAGCGCCACACCGTCACCACCAACAGCAGCGTTGTAGGTAGTTGCAGTGTTAAGGATGTTCGCGCCATAAATTTCCTTGGTCTGCTGGAAAGATTCGATCAGACCGAGGTTCGATGGGTGGAACTGGCTCTTGTACAGGTTGTCGTCAATAGCTTTACGAGTGATCGCATAGCCAAGGCCGATTTCTGTATGTTCCTGATTGTAGATGTAGCGTTCGCCAGCAGAATTGTCGAAAGCGGTCTGACCGCCTTCAGTCTTCAGCTGGGCGAGGCCAAGGAAGCGCATTTCAGCAGTGCGTTCCAGAGCCATCTTCGACTCATGCTTGGTGAAGATTTTGTCGTACTGAGATGGGATCA